TGTCCGATCGAAACGCCTGAGGGACCGAATATCGGTTTGATTTCTTCTCTCTGCGTGTACGCTAAGATCAACGATTTAGGATTTATCGAGACTCCTTACCGTAAGGTGAATAATGGTGTTGTGGACCTTTCAGAGGAAGGCGTGCGTTACTATTCAGCCGAGGAAGAGGAGGAATGATGCAGGAATTCGTCGTGGACATTCCACGGGACGAATGGTGGACGCAAAACCGTCGCGGCCACTGGCGAGTGAAATTCGCGCACACAAGCGCAGTCAAACAGCGTGCCATGGCATTCGCCAGATTCTGGCTCCAAAACGGCCACCACAGGCCACAACACTTCCCAGTGCACGTCACCGCGATCATCCACCCATTGACCCACGGGCGCTTCGACCCGGAGAACGCGGCGCCCATGGTCAAAGCCATCCTTGACGCGCTCACCGATACCGGCTTCTGGCCCGACGATGACTCAAAACACATCATCGGCCCCGACTACCGAGGTGGAGAACCAAGCATCCGAAAAGGCTGGTACCGAATCACAATCCGAATCGAAGAGGAAGAACACTAACCATGGCTACGAACGTGACTGAAAAAGACAAGACCCTGCAAGAAGTCATCGACTGGTGCGAGCAGCTTGAGATCGAATGTCTGGAACTAGCAAACGCTCTGCTGTTGCAGCATGACATGGTCGCATACGGTGTCGTGAAGGGACAAATCAACGCATACGAAAAGACAGCCGACCACTGCCGTTCCATGCTCGGCTATTCCGGCTCCATGCCCAGTGAGGTGCCGAATCAAAGCGAGGATGCGAAATGAGCGTGCTTTACCACGGTGGTGCGCCAGACCTGAAACCCGGCGATTATATCGAACCGGGGCACAGTCGAGACAATTACGATGACTGCCCTATTTGCCGCGCCAGACGTGAAAAAGGCGCGGACGCCATCGAGGGTACCGGCCACCCGGAACAGGTGTACTGCACCAGATACCGCGACTACGCTGCCCTCTACGCGTCAATATACGGCAAAGGTGACGTGTACCAGGTGCGTCCCGTCGGAGGGGTCGAAGACTCCGATGAGGACTTCGACGGCTGCTACCGGTGCGACCGGCTGGTGGTCGTAAGGGCCGTCGAAAGACACGTCACCCTCACACCGAAACGCCGCCGGAAGGTCATCCGGCTCATGCAGCGCATGTCGGACGGCCCCTGCATCAACCTACTGCCGCGCAACGCCACACCGGAAATGGTCGAACGCTACGCTGCACGCGAATACGCCGACATGAGATACATCATGCGCGAAGCCGAAAGGAGCATCGAATGACCCGCACCGAGACCACCGCCATGCTGTCCAAGCTGGTGGAGAAGAGATTGAGGAATCAGACCGCTTTTTGGGCGAGCGAGGTCAACTTCGACCGGAACACGCCTGACGATCGGCGAGTGGATTACGTGGGCTTCACCCCGTGGAATATCAACGGCGAGCCGGTGCCCGCAAGCGTGGAGAAAGGCTGCTTCGGGTTCTACGAAGTGAAGTCATGCATGGCTGATTTCACGAGCGGCAACGGCCTGACGTTCTACGGCGACCAGAATTACCCGGTCTGCACGAAGGAGCTGTGCGACGAGATCGTATGGCAGAAGATGGTGCCCGAGCGCGTGAACGCGATCCTTACCCCCGATTCGACCGGCTCGAAACTGATTCTCGGCCACGTGCAGTCATACAACGACATGTCATACAGGCGGCGTCCGGCAAGCGAAATCCTCTGGGCAATGGTCAAAGCTAACGGAAAGAGGACGAATTGAGTATCGCAGATGAGGAAGCTGAGAAGGCGTATCCGACCCGCTACTGGAATGGAACGCATGTCAAGGAACAGTTTTCCTGCGATACGGACGATTTGCAGGAAGCGTACCTGCGCGGCCGCAACGCACCACCAACCGACGCCGAGGTCGAAGCAGTGGCAAAAAAACTGTTGTGGTGGGACACGGCACCAGCCTGGGAATACGTCATACCCAGTGAGGACTGCTTCTGGACTCTGGCCGAGCCGGAGATGCGAGCCAATTATCTCAGGGACGCTCGGGAAATGCTCGAAATCGCACGGAAGGCGGTAAGCGAATGAGCAAGACGATCCGATACGTGGAATGCGCCCACTGCGGAGAGGTTGTCGGCATCTACTACGTCACCTGCCCGTACTGCGGATACAAGCTGGCCGCGCGCAAGCCGACAACTGGCATGGATCCGCTGTATGGCATGACCGACAGCGAATTCTACAAGCGATTCGGGAGCATGTGATGGAAGATGTTGGAATTCTTCCTTGGCCACCACCAAGCTTGGCGGAACTCGAAAAAGCTTTGGATTCGATGGGCCACGACGGAATCACAAGAGGAGAAGACCGAAAATGTCAGTGAGCAAGAGAATAAGGTTCGAGGTACTACGTCGAGACGGCTACAAATGCCACTACTGCCATAGTCGGGAAGAAAAACTCACCATCGACCACGTGATACCGCAAGCGCTCGGCGGCAGCGACAAGCCCGACAACCTAGTGGCCTGCTGCCAAGCCTGCAACATCGGCAAAACATCCATCAACCCGGATGAACCGCTCGTGGCACAAGTCGAGAAATGGGCTGAGACATTCCACTATTATCTCAAAGCCGCCCAAGACGGCATCAAAACCGACATTGAAGAGGAAAACGAATACGTCCGCAGCATATTCGACCTCTGGGAGCAGATCACCGACTTGGGGGACGGCTATCGGTATCCACTGCCGGACACGTGGGCCAAGACCGCTCGATACTGGCATGGCATCGGTGTTGACGTGGACATAATCGAACATGCTTTCCGACTCTCGCGGGAACGTTGCGAATTAGGCAAACTCCGCATCGGCAACGCATACAATTACGCGGCCGGAATCGTGGGCAACCTCATGCGTGACGCGATGGACAGCGCACGCGCATGGACGCAAGACGCGATAAGACAAAAGGGCGGCGGCAATGCGGATTAGAACGACCAGACCGGAATACTACACAAGCCCAACCGTTGGTGAAATGTCATGGGATGCGCGACTCGTGTTCCACGATCTGTGGAGCTATGTCGAGGACAATGGCGTGAACTACGACAGCGCACGCCTGTTCAAAAGCGCGTGTATGCCCTATGACGGCGATCACGTCATCGACCGTATCGAAGCCGCGTTCGACGAATTGGAGAAACTGGGGTGCGTCATCCGCTACGAGCGTGACGGGCGCCGGCTGCTGTTTGTCCCGGGATTTCGGGAATGGCAGAAGGTGCCGCATCCGGGCGTCTGTCACTTCATACCTCCGGAGGGCTACGACCACATGGGATTCACGACTAGTCGTGAAAGTCTCACGACTAGTCGTGAAAGTCTCACGACTAGTAATGAGAGTCTCACGACTAGTCGTGCCTTTAGTAGGAGTAGTAGTAGGAGTAGGAGTAGTAGTGGAAAGAAAGAAGAAGAAAATAAATTTTCTTCTTCAAAAGAAAACGAAGAAGAATCATCCACCACCATCACCGCCGACGATTACGTGGCAAGCGCCGCCAAGCAGGGAGCCGACCAACAGATTCACAGCGAATATCTGAACCTCGACCTAGTGGATTCGTGGGTGGCTTTCATGCAACACCACCACGGCGCTGTCAAACCGTTAAGCGATTGGACGCGCCTGTGGAAAGGCTGGTGCCAACGCCGCGCCAACATGAGCGGCATACCACCCTCGAAACGACACGTGCACACGTGGCAGTGCGAACACGTCCTGCAAGCGCTCGGACGCGACAAGGAAACCGCCACGCCAGACCAACAAGCCTGCCAGATGGCGAAACAACTCAACAAGGAGAAATCATGAAACACGACGAACAAGTAACCATGTGCAGCTTGGAATGGTTGGAACACGAACGCCGCAAAGCATGGCAGGAAGGCTACGCGGCCGGATGGAAAGACCAGGAATGCGACTTTCCGCAATATACAAGCGAAAACCCATACAAGGAGACCATCGAATGAAACACAACCCGTTTGAAATCGCGTTCGGCATCGTATTGACCGTCTGCCTGTGCGTCGCCCCGATCATCATATTCACGATCAGTTAAGGAGTTCCAAAAATGAGTGACAACGTCAACCGCCAGACAAGGAAGGAAACACTCGAAATGAGAAAACGCAAACCACTCGCGCCAGCCGGCATCGGCCTGACCGCCATAACCATGCTCCTGCTCACACCGGTATTCCTCCTCGCGCTCGCGGGATGCGGGAGCGCGTCCAAGACGTCGACCCCGGCCCCCGCCACCGCCGCCACCCGCACCACATGCTCCCAAAAGTCCGGCGACAGCATCACG